CTCTTTGGAGCAGCAGCAGCAGCTTGGCTATGGGCGAAATTCGAAGTAGGATCTGGCCTTGGATTTAACATGCACGGCGCTGATGTCACTGAATTGATTAAGAAACTCAAATCAAAGGGTTCTAAGTTTATTCATGGGGATGTTGGTGGCTGGGATGGGAATCTAGATAGTGATGTCATTCATGACGGAATCTGGGTTCTAAATTCGTGGGTCAACCTTTTCGAAAAACAAACAAATCAACAACAAGCTGCTAGGTTTTGGATCATGAGAGAAATGTCAGGATTCGAGGTAACATGTAGGGTGCACGTGGTTGGCAACACAGTGTACTTAGTCTTTCAAGGAATGCCTAGTGGTTGGTTTCTTACGGCAGTAATCAACACTATAACACACAAATTATTAAGCTTCATGAATTTCCTGGAGATAGTGGAGGGTCTTACCCCGAAATTGGTCTTGGATGATTATGAGGACTTAATAGCCGAAATCAAAGTGGGAGATGACTCAGGAGGAGCTGTATCAGATGACATCGTGGAATTGTATAATGACAAGACAATTGCTAGCGTGTTCGGAAAGTACGGTACTGAGTGCACACCACCGACAAAGAGGAAGGATGAGCCTTTTCCTCCATTCGTGGAGCAGGAAGACTTTTCTTTTCTCAAGTGCCGCTTCAAGCGAGATGCAGACTATCCCAATTACTTTCACGCGTTAATGGACAGATCAGTCATATTTGAACTGACAAATTGGATCCATAAATCAGAGAGTGATTGGGCTATGCTGCAAGCTAACTTGGAAGATATGAAAAGATTCGCATATCATCATGGTGAGGAGTTTTACAACTTTGTGATTGAGAGGGTTAATGTAGAGTTAGTGCAATTGCACAAAGCTCCCCTTTCTACCAATTTTGAAACTCTCAATCAGGAGTGGCTTGAGAATTACGACAACTAGACGGTAAAATTAGTAAAACAGAGATCTTGCAGTTTCGTCGCTGGGATTTTATTATGATTGACGCATTGGCATCGGGCACCTGTCCGGGAGTGAGTTAGTTTGGACTTTAGTTTATTACTATTGTTAAAGCTGACTCGTCCTCATCTTTAGAATCGTAGAAATTAATATTC